ACCGACGCGCTGCTGACGCTGGTCAGCGTGCCGGTGACCGTGTTGGCCGCCAGCGACACGCCGCAGCCTGCGTATTCGGTGCCACAGAAGACCTTGGGGCACTGCGCGCCGTAGGTCTGGCCAACGCTCTGGTTCAGCGCGTCGATCAGCGACACGCCGCCGATCTGGAAGCGGTCATCGAGCAGGTTTGCCTTGCCGAAGATGCCGGCGACGACCGGCTCCTGATCCTCGACCGGCGCGGCCCAGGAGGTGGCGAAGACGTAGCAGCGCGCGCCGTCGAACAGGCCGCTGCCGACCGCTGCGCGCGACAGGCCGGACGCGCCGGCGATGCCCTCGATGTCGATCGACGCCGGCGAAAATCCGGCGGTGCTGGCGTAGCCGGTGAACTGGTAGCCCGACGTCGACAGGTAGGTGTGGCCGCTCATCACCAGGTCGCGTGGGTAGTCGGTCAGGTAGATCGGCGAGCCGGTGACCGGTACGATGCGCAGGCACAGCACCCGGTAGCGGTAATCGGCGACGACGGATTTCATGGCGCGAGCAGTTCCTTGAGATCGATCGACCCGCAGTCGCGGACGGTTTTGCTGAGCGAGGCGACATCGATGGCGGAATCGAATCGGCACGGCAGGTCGAACTCGAAGCCGGCCGTGACGACGTCGCCACCCGACGGCGGCGGGGTGAGGGTGACCACACCGGTGGCGGTGTTGACGCTGATGCCGGCACCCAGGGGCGTGCCGTTGACGGCAATGAGGACGGTCCCGGCCTTGGGCTTGTAGATGATGCGTCGCGGCCGCCCGATGCCGAGCGGGGTAGCGCCGGCGCCGTATTCCTTGACCAGCTGATAGACGCCGCTGGACACGTAAACGGCGGGCTGGTCGAGCGCGGTCGGGGTGCCGGTGTGCGCGTTGCTGCTGAAGTCGTCGGCGCAGCGCACGCGGAATCCGGCAAGCTTGCCGTAGGCGCGGTGGTAGAGCGCAAGCACGCGCGCCGCCAGGTCATCACGCAACAGGGTGTAGTTGATCTGGAACGAGCGCAGCGGGAAAGCATGCAGTAGCCGGCGGTATTCGGCGTCCGATGCGGTCGCGACGATCTCCACCGCGTAATCGTCCGAGTAGGTCGCGCCCATGCGGACGTCGATCGGCAGCAGCTCTTCGAGAAATTGGCCCATGGCTTGCCCTAGATGAAGCGCTGCGCGCTGGCGATACCCGAGAGGATGCGCCGGGAAATCTGCCCGGCTGCCCGCCTGCCGTCGCTCTCGTTGGTGATGCCGTTGAGGGTGATATTGAAGGTGTGGCCGCCGCCACTGCCGAGCGCGATCACGCCGAGTTGGCCGCTAGAGTTGCGCTTGAGCGGAAAAATACCCTCCGGACCGGCCTCGCCCATGACGTTGCCGCCGTTGGCGAAGAAGGTCGGCTTGCTGACGACCTGGCCGGAATACTGCGAGAGGCTGGGCGAGCTATAGACGCCACCATCGGCATTGGGGAAGAGCTTGCCGAGCGACGCCAGCCAGCCGGTACCAAGACCACCCTTGCTGAGATCGCCAAAAATCCGCTTCATGAGGTCCGCTGATACGGCCTCGGCGACCATGCGCTTGATGGTGTTGCCGAAGGCCTGCGCCATGCCCGAAAGGCCATCCTTGAAGGGGTCAAAGAGGAAGTCGGCGAAAGCGCTCTGGATGTTGCGGGCGCCGGACTTGGCGAACTCGTTGAGAACGTCGTCGGTTTCCTTTACCTTGTCCATGATCGTAATAAAGTTTGCGCCGGCCATCGAAGCGGCCCGTCCGAAGGTATCCATGCTGATCGCTCCGGCGTCGAGCAGCTCGGTGAGGCGCGATAGCTCGATGTCGAGCGCTTCCATCGGGGTTCGGGTGGCATCGAAGACGCGGGCGCCTTCGGCGAGGACGGCGAGTCGCTCACGCCAGGCATCGGCCTCGGCGGCCGCAGCGTCCTTGTTGGCCTGGATGGCGTCGAGGATCTCGGCATAGCCGCGGGCGAGCTCGAGATTGCCGGCGGTGGCGGTCTTGTACTTGCCGTCGGCGATCGCGAGTTCGAGCTTTTCGACGTTGGTGAGGTCTTGCGTGGCACGCACCTGGTCGCGTAGCTGTTCGACGAGGCGCTGGCCGTCGTCGATGGCTTTGGCGGTGCGGCCGCCGCTGGCGCGGGGCGCGGCCGGGGTATTCAATAGCGGCGCGGCGCCCTTCCCAGCTGCCGCAACACCACGGCCGTGGCCTTCGTTGCTGTAGTTGTCGAAGGTCTTGCCGGCGTCGATGATGCCTTGCTGCCAGGCGTCGAATGATTTGCGATTGGCGGCGGCATCTTCGCGCATCGCTTTGCCGATGTTCGAGAAGCCCTTGAAGTCGAGCCGAGAAAGCGCGGCGATCTGCGCGGCCATGCCGCCGATCTCTGTGCCGATGCCCTTGAAGACAAACGCGACGTTGCCGCCGATAACGATCAGACCACGCAAGACTTCGGTAATCCCCGGGAAGACGTGCCGCACGCCTTCGCCATCCTTGGCGATATTGACCAGTGAATCTGCCAGCTCGTTGAAAAGCGGTAGCAGCTCGGCGGAGGTCTGGACGAAAAATGAGGACATGACCGCATTAATGCGCGTCATTTGATCGTTGAACTTTTCGGCGCCTTGCGCTGTTTCAGTCGAAATGACGACGCCGAGGCGCTGCGCCTCGTCGCCCATGTCCTTGAGGCCTTGCGATCCTGCATTGAGCAGGGGGATAAGGTCGGCGCCAGACTTGCCAAAAAGCGCCTGCGCCAAGGCCGCCTTGCCGGCCGAATCTTCGTAGCTGGCAAAACGGTCGGCGATGTCGTTGATGACGTCGCCGGTGCTGCGCAAGGCGCCGTTTTCCTGAAACTCGACCTTCATGGCCCTGAAAGCGTCGGCGGCGTCGCCGGTGCCGCCGACGGCGGCGCTCATGTTTTTGGCGAGCTTGCCGGTGCTGGTAGCAAGTACCTCGATGTCGGCGTCGGCGAGACTGCCGGCGTACTTCAGTTTTGAGAGGCTCTCGACGGTCTCTCCGGTGCGCTGCGAGAGCTTTGATAGCGCATCTGCGCTATCAATTGCCGTATCAATCAGGTTCGCAAAGACGCCTACAGAGATAACGCTCGACAGCCCGGCGAAGGCGTCGCGGATGACCGACGAGGCGCGCGAATAGGAGTCCTCCATGCGCTTGGCGTTGCGCTCGGCGATCGTCGCGGCCTTGCCGAGGTCCGCCTCGAGCTTGGCGAGCCGGGCAATGAAGTCGATCGATAGTGTGGCGAGACCCACTATTCTGTACTCCGGTTATGGTTCTGGTGATCGCGGATGGCGACCAGGTGAAAGATCAGCAGCTCGGGGTCGGACACGCCGAGCATTTCGCAAACGATGGGCAGGCCGGCCCAGTCGATTCCGCCCATGAGGTTCCAGGCGGCAATGGCGACGGCGATATGTGCCGGGACGTTCTTGGCGCCTGACTGGAGCGGCTCGGGGAGCTGTTGTTCGTCCAGCCAGGCGGTCAGTTTTTTAGGCTGCCCTCAAGAGCGGAAACGTGCTCGCCGAAACGGTCGACCACGTTCTTGGCGATCGGCTCGAAGAGGTCCGGACGGTCGGATAGCCACTCGGCGCACGCTTCGCGGTCGAACGGTAGCGGGTGCGGATCGCCACCGGGCACCAGGTCTCCTTCGGTGACTCCTTCCCAGCCGACGACGAAGTCGAGGATGCCGCGCGCGACGTTGCCCTTGCGCAGCTTCTCCTCGTGCTCGAGCGGCGTCGGCCGGCGGACGACGAAGGTGTATCCACCGATGACGACGCGCGACTCGCGCGCCTTGAGCATCTTTGCCAGTAATGCACTCATATCAGCTCGCGTAGTAGGTCGGCGTGCCGTTCATGGTGATGACGCTCGGCGTGGTGACGAGCTGCTGCGCGGCGCCGCCGGGGAGCAGGGAGCAGCCGACGTAGCCGGCGAACAGCATCTTCTTGCCACCGGTACCGAACGTGAACTGGAAGACGCGCTTGGCCTGGTTGTCGGATGCGCTCTTGAGTGCCAGGAGGCCGGTGTCGGTGACGTCCCAGATGTGATCCATGGTAAAGGTCGTCGCTTCGGGCAGGCCGGGCAGTTGGCTCTTGGAGTTGGCGTGAATCGTCGTCGAGTCGATGAAGTCGAAGTTGCCGCCACTCGAGCTGACCGTGGTCGCCGTGGTGATCGACGTGCCCAGGGTTACTTTTTCCGCCGTGCCGCTGCTGAAGGTGTCGAACAGGGTGGTATCAATGCCTTCCAGTTCGAAGGTGTTGGCGGTGACGTTGGCGACCCGGACCGGCTTGTCGTTGAGCTGGTACATGCCGGAAATGGTGAGGAATACGATATCGCCGTTGCTGTAGCCGTGCGCTGTCGAGGTGGCAACGCCAGGGCTGGCCTTGGTGATGGCGGAAATGGTTTTCGCGGCCGCCAATGCCGATTGCATCGCTACGGCTACGTTTTTCCAGACTGTGGGAGTCTGCATGGTAGTTCTCCAAAAAGAACCCGCTCAATGCGGGCGGGTGGTAATGACCTGGTGGCGGATCGATCAGAAAACGTGGAACCAATCGACTTCGACGGAGGTGGCAAAGAGCCCGGTTTCGGTATCGATGCCGGCGGAACGGTCTGCATAGGGCGTACTGACGGTATCGAGCGCCGCGATGATGGCGTCCCCGGCAGCGTCGGCGGTGGCCCTGGTACGGGCCCAGGACGTGATCGAGAAGCGCACCTCTTCGGCAAGCGTCTGACCGCCGATGGTGGTCACCGGGCTGGTGTTGGCGCGCTGGTAGACGACCGCGGGCGGGGCCTGGTCTTCCGGTATGGCATCCGGGTAAACGCGGTTGCCAACCAGGGCGGCAAGCGCGGTACTGGAAGCCAGGACGGCATAGAGATCGGTTTCAGCGCTCATTTTTTGCGGGCATTCATCTTTTCGATTTGCGGGATGACTTCGCGCTCGAATACGGCCAGGGCTTCGGGAAGCTTGTCGGCGGCTGGCCGCAGGAAGGGGCGAGCCCGCATTTTCTTGGTGCCGAACTCGAGGAAGCGCCAGTAGTACGGGTCGGTAGCGCTCTGCGCGCCGCGCTGGCTGGCTTTGACAAGCGTGCGGCGGACAGTCTTGATGCCGACGAAGCTGCTGCGGGTGGTCTTGTACTTGGCGCCTGGTGCTGGACGAACGTTGACGAAGACGCCGACATCGCCGGCACGGCGGGCGATCTTGCTGGTACGCACGCTGATCTTGCGCTTGACCAGCCCCCTGGTGCGATAGGGGTGCGCCACGGAGAGGACCGGGGCGGCGGCCTTGGCGGCGCCGCTGACGACCCGGGCCGCTTTGCGCAGGGCGCCCAGCAATACCTTCTTGCGCAGCTGCGGGGTGATCTCGGCGAGGGCGCGCTTGAGGTCGTCAATGCCGGTTATCTTGACGGTGATGGCGCCCGATTCAGAGCCCATTGCGCACTCCATTGACGGTGAGAATCTCGAGCGTGTGCCGCTCTGCTCCCACGTCGGCGATCGAGACGATGTCGTATGGCGCGCCGTCCCAGATGATGCGATGCTCGGGCTTGATTCCGTCCCGGTAGCGGATGCGGAAGCGGACATCGGCGGCGTATTGGGTCTGCTGCGCGGCAAAGAACTCGCGTCCCTTGAGTGGCCAGACTTCGGCCCATACTTTGCCGTCCGGCGTGTCGGTGATGAGGCTGACCCAGCTGACGATTTCTTCTCCGGACGGGGCACGGGTGATGCTCTTGCGCTGGATCTGGATGCGGTGATCGGCGCGGCCGGCGTTGAATGCGGACGATTGCATCAGGCGGCCCGGACGATCATTTCGGCATCGAGCAGGCGGTCGATGTTGGCGAGCGGCTGCACGGTGTGGGCGCTCAGTCCACTTGGGGTTTCGAGGGCCTGGATGACATGAGCGATGATCCATAGCCGGACGCAGCCCGGAACGTCGGTCGGCGAGTCGCCGTAGCCCGCGATGCAGCGCACCCGGACGGCGTTGGGGACGCCGGCGGCGGTGGCCGGCCAGGCTTTGCCGGCGGCGAGCAGGGCCTGGCTTGGCTTGCTGTCGCTGTCGAGGCTGTAATCGGTGTCCGGGACGGTCTGCTCGACGCTGTCCGGGTCGAGGTACTTGATGCTGACGATGCTCTGGACGTCAGGGATCTGCAGGTCGATGGCCCCATACCCACCGGACTGCGACGGGAAGGAAGCGCAAACGACTTCGACGGTCTGCGTGATCAGGCGCCGCCCGAGCCGGTGCTCTACCTCGCCGCGGATGGCCGGAATGAGGAGGTCGGCCAGCTGGTCGTCAAAGCTGGCGGCATCGATGCGCGCGGCGGCCTTGACGTCGTCGACGGTGACCGGCTCGGAGTCTGGCTTGATGATGGTGATCAGCGGCATTTGTGGCGGCTCGCAAACGGGAGGGCGCTAGAGTTTTGCAACGGGCGACTGGCTTTGCATCCGGACGACTGGCGCCTGGTCGGACAGGCGGACGTGGACCGATCGGCGAAGGGCGGTATCGGCTTCTCCGGGCAGGAGCGCGGCGTATGAATCCTGCGCCGAGCAGGTTTCCGCATAGGCTGCACGGGCGATCAGGACGGCGGCGTAAGCGTCGAGCGGGGCGGCCTGATCGCTGTAGGCGTTGGTGCTGCCGCTAATCACTACGGCGTCGTAGGCGTCAGCCGGAGCGGCGGACTCCGCGTAGTCGCGTTGCGCCACCAGGGCGGCGGCGATCGCATCGACCGGGACGGCGGCATCGGCCCAGGAGGCCGAGGTGACCAGTGCCGCCAATATTGAATCGAGCGGGGTGGCGGTATCCGAGTAATCGCTTTGCCCGGCGGCTACCAGGGTGGCGGCATAGTCATCTGCGGGCGCAGCGGCATCCGAATACGCCGCAGACGTGACCAGGGCGGCGGTGAATGCGTCTCCCGCGGTGGCGGTTTCGCCAATGGCGGCGGCGGCGACAAAGACGGCGGTTACCGCATCGGTTGCGGTAGCCGAGTCGGAATAGGAGGCGGTGTGAATAGTGCCGCCTGACGGCAACCCGATGGGCAGAACTCCATTCCCAAACGTCAACACCTGCAACGGGTTAGCTGCCAGCGCCGCGTACTCAAGAACTGAAATGTGACGGCCCCAGACCAGCACAAGAAAATGGTGCGGGTTGGATAGGTTATTGCCAGACGCACGCCCGACAGAAACCTCTGTGATTACTTGTGACCTGGTGCCTGTTGCTGCGGTTATCACGCCAGCCGGCGTGTAACAATAGGCTGTCCCGCCTTTCCGTGAAGCCAAGAACAGGTTTGGTTCTGTCCTGGTCCACGTATTCAGCGCGGTAATGTTGTTGTCGACCTGCGCCCTGGCGCCATTCGATGCGGCCGCCAGAAAATTCGTGTTAGAACCGACAAGTTCGATTATCCCGGACGTGCCAGTGGTCGTGTCAGTCGACGGGATTGCGAAGGTCGCGAAGGCGTAATCTTGAGACGCCGCGATGTTGATCGATGCGGCGTATGAAACCTTCCCGGCAACCTGCGTTGCCGGACCCTTTGCACCCCTCCCAGCAAGCCCGACTGCAAGCGTGTAACCGCCCGAAATCGTTGGCGACTTGGGGTCGCTGCAAATGCTGATGTCGCCTGGAATGCAAGCCCAAAGAAGCCCCGCAGCAAAGGGGCTTGATCGGTTTATTCCGACGAGACCTGGAGGCTGATACAGTCGCCTGGTAGGCCGGAATACGAGAGAGTTAAGCACAGCGGACTAGGTGTATTGGCCTTGCACACCGACTGCTTTCAGCGACCAGTTAGCAGACATGGTTTGCCCAGAGCGATTAAGGACATACGGGCGCAAGAGTAGCGGATTGAAACTGACCGGCGCGGACACAAAACGCATATTGGTGTTTGAGGACGGCGCCTTGGTAGCCTCGAATACGGCGGCCAGCGACGCCCACGGCAGGCGGCTTGACCCTGATGTCGTGTCGATATCCGGCGCGTTGGTGCCATCCGGAATAGGCAGCAAATACAGCTCTGCGACTTGCGTACCTGCTGCAATGCCGGTAATCGTCGCCCACTGGCAAACCAGTTCGAACTGCGCGACCAGATCATCCGGGAAATTGCCAGACGACCGCGCATCAAAGTCGGCGGTCGCGTTGGCCACTCCGGCAGAGCCGTTTGTAATGCTGCTCCCCGTCGTCGTCAGGGTGACAATCGAACGCTCTTTCGAGCGAATATCGCCGGCCATGTTAGACGATCAGCCGATTGACTTCGGAATCGCTAACCAAGTCGCCGAAGCTGCGCTTGAGAGCCGTTACCGTCTCGCCCATCTGTGATGTATTGCCGACTGACTGCTGAGTACCGCCAATGGCCGCCTGCGCATTGGTGGCGAATTCCTGTGCCGCGGCGAAGATCGCCGTGCGTGACGAATTGGCCGCGCCGCCGGTCGAACTGAAGATATTGGCCACGCCAGCGCGAACCGACGCGAGAGTGAAGTTGTGAATGCGCCCCACGCGCGTCATCGAGTCGAAAGCCATGCGCTCAGCTGTAGCATCCGTGCCACTGCGCGCGATGTAGTCGTTTATCTTGTGCGCGGCGTAGATTTCATCTGCCGTCACTGCGGGGCGCCACGCCGATACGGCGGATGGGGCGTTGCACCACGCCAGCAGGCTGTAAGCATCGCCGGCAGCGCGCAGCGGTCCGGCAACCGGATCGGCGATGATTGCCGCCTTGAGGATATTGAATTGGCCGTTGGTAAGAGGCATGTCTAGAGTCCTTGTGGTAATCCGCCCGTAGGCGCTTAGCTGAACGAAAGCGTTGGCGTCACTTTCAGCGAGTCGGATGCGGCGACGACTTTGCTGCCGCCGGAGAAGTCTCCGGCGCTGTACAGCGTGCCGGAGGTGCCGGTGGCGACCGAGCAGACGAAGGCGCCGAGTACGGTGCCGCTGCCGGTGATGGCGAAGGTCAGCTCGGCGCCGGCCAGGCTCGCGGCCGAGGCTGTGCCAAAAACGATCGCCTGGCGGTTGCCGGTGTAGGACGTGAATTCGGACCACGAGGCGTGACTGGCGAGCGTGTCGGCAATGACCGGCGTGCCGGTGAGCTTGAGGCCGAGGTACCAGGTGGTAATTTGCGTGTCGGCATCGAATCCGGTCGAGAGAAGCTTGTTCTTGCCCTCGGTGGTGACGAGGTTGTGGAAGGTGTCTCGCCACTTTTCGACGCCGTGCTGATCGACACACACGACGTCGAAGGAAAAGCCGGGAGCGGCGCTGGCGTGGGCTGCATCGGCGCACCTGATCAGCGCGGCGGATACATCGAATTGCGGGTTTGCGGTTTCCATACGGTACCTCGGTGATCAGGTTGACGTGGTGATTTCTGGCAATACGGTCAGCGTCGATTTCGCCGAGCAGACGGCCAGGACGCTGCCATCGGCGCGCACCAGCTCGATGTCGAAGAACCGCTTGCCGGCGCTCAGGTCCAGGGTCTCGGAGACGGATGGCTTGAGGCGCAGGGCGTGCGCGGCAGTGTCGATCAGCAGGTTGCCGTCGGTGTGCCGATAGGTGGCAAGCACCGGGCCTGAGACGCTGGCCTTGACGTCCATGCGCGCTTCGACGAACGGCGAGAGGTCGAGTGGCTCGCGATAGACGAGCTGTCCGCCGCTGGTCCAGGTGCCGAATGTGGCGGCGTTGACGCCGTTGAATTCGACGTTGTTGATGTCGACGAAGGTGGCGGTGCGGAAGGCATCGTCGGTGACGCCGTCCCATGGGGTGTTGATCTCGGCCATGCCGACGGCGGCCTGGACCATGGCGCGCCATCCGTCCGGGCAGCCGTGGGCCGGGGCGGTGATGCGGATCGGCGAGCTGTTGGCAATGCCGGTGATGGCCACATAGACGAGCCGATCGGATTCGATCCGGATCGGGATGTCTTCACTCGCGCCGCGGCGGATTTCGAGTTGGAGCTTCTGGAGCATTGGTTTGCTTCGGGTGGTGACGGATCAGGCGCTGGGGTCGAATTCTCCGGCGGCCACGAGGGCGGCGACTTCTTCTGCCGGCACGGTTCCGTATTGGCCGCAGGAGAGGCCAAGGCGATGGATATCGACCAGCGCACGGCCGTGAATCGGCGGGGATGGATCGACGAT